CAGTGGGGTCCACCACATCAACGATGGTCTGCGCGTAGGCTGCGTCTACATCCGTCAGGATGATACGACGGGAGTTGACGCGGGCCACCCGGTACTCCAGCGGCGGGTAGTAGGCCGGAGGGTCGTAGTAGGGCCGGAACTCGTAGGGGTTCAACACCCCGCGAGTCCGGGTCGGACGGAAGTACCCGCTCGGCCCGACCTTCAGCAGCTTCAGGCATGTCGAAGGGTAGTCGTAAACATAGGCCCATCCGTCCGGGTGGTTCGTGTCCAGCAGCGCCAGGGCTGCCGTCTCCGTGGCAAAGGGCCACGGGGCGTCACGCAGGACGAACCACCGCGCCTCGTCGTAAACCGCTCGGCAGGCGTCAGCCTCCAGCGATCCCTCATTCAGCGAGTTGATGTTGTCCGCCCTGATCTGCGACAGGGCCAGGTTGCAGATTTCGATCTTGGAGGGCATTACAGCTCCTGCACGGAGCCCTTGAAGGACAGGTCAGCCGAAGGGTCGGCCTGCGGGGCTTCCTGTGCACCGGCGACCACCTTACGCTTGCCACCGCGCTTCACCGCCTTCGGCTTCGCAGGCGTCTCCTTGATCTCCTCCATCCAGTCCGGCACCGACTTCAGCGGCTCGTCGGTAACAATGACCTCGCTGGGCGTCCCAGGGACACGCAGCACATTGGCGTAAAAGCCCGTCTTTTTGGCTCGGTATCTCGGCATCACAGCCTCCTCATGGTGCATGGTGCGGGGGCCGAAGCCCCCGCTTTCAGGTTACGAGTTGGTCTGAACAGCGGCCACGGGGCCGGCAGTGACCTTATACACCGGGCTGGTGCCGCCAACGGTGTAGTTCATGCGGATGTACCGCTGATCCACACCCTCCGGGACGAACCGGAACGGCCAACGGTCGCCGGCCGAACCGCCGGTGAACTGGTAGCTCGCCACAGTGGTCCAGGTCGAAGCGTCCGAAGACACCTGGAGCGCCACATCCAGCGTAGGCGAGGTGCCCGTGGCGTCAGCGGTGAGCTGCACCAGGAACTCCAGCCCCTCGCCTTTGCCCAGGTCGTCGGCCAGCGCGGCGGCAGCGCCGTAGGGGGTGCCCGTAGCCCCGCGGTCATACACGTTGGTCGAGGCGGCGTTTGCCGTGATGACCTGCTTGTCAGAGAGCAGGTTGTTTGTGTCGAAGATCATCTCACTTCCTCCTTATCAGACCACGCGGGCCTCGGTGTTGATGATGGCGTCGGTTTCCTTGATCGGGATGCCCCGATAGGTCAGAACCTCCTTACCCTCAACCTCCATCGGACGGAGACGGGTGAAGTTGTCAGACGCACCGGCGTTGGTGGCGGCGGCGTCCAGCGCCTCCATCACGTCACGGTTGCAGTAGATCACCTGATTACCACCCGGGACGCGACGAGACTGGAGCTTCCAGTATGCCTTGCGCATGAACTTGTAGATGTCCACGGTGCCGGCTTGCAGGGCCGCAGAGTCGATGTTGGCGATCCGCACGTTGTAGCGCCAGTCGCGCACCGACAGGCCCACATGCCAGCGGAACAGCTCCTCTATCACGAAGTAGGGATTGCCGTTCGCGTCGGCCACGCGCTGCTCGCCCTTGTCCTCGCGCATCACGCCGGCCTGAGTGCCCTTCGGGTACAGCAGATGGGTCTGCCGCTCACCCCAGGTGACGAACCAGACCGAGGTGTTACTGGAGCCGGTGCCGCCCGCGTCGATGATCTGGTTGCCGTTGGGGGCACTCAGGGACGAGTAGCGCGGGGCCAGACCCATGAACATCTCGGGATCGGACGCCGTGTTGCCGTAGAACAGGCGTGTGGCGACCTCCTGGTTTATGGACTCCAGATAGGCCGAGGCTTCCGACAGACGCAGGGCGCCGGGATTACCAGCCAGGTCCAGCAGACGCTTGTCCACCGTGGACAGGGCCTCCACGAAGCCCGTGGTGTCCTCGACCTGTGCGACCTTGGACTTGCTCTGCGAGATACCCTGGTACAGCTTGCCCCAGGCCACCGAGGGGAGGCCGGTACGGACAGCGGTCAGGTGCTTCGCACCGTTGTTACACTCCACCGCGATTGCATCCTCCAGGATCGGATTCAGCTCGGTGAGCATTTCGATGACTTCCGGGATGTCGCCGTCGGGCGACTGACGCTTGTAGAGGTCCACAAGGTCCAGGAAGGAATTGCCAATCGTAGCCATTGGTATTTACTCCTTACGATTTGTAGAGAATGCTGACCCGATCTTTCAGTTCAGCCGCCGGGGCTCCGCGACCGGGGTTATCCTCGGCCAACGTCTGCCCTACCTTGTAGAAGAAACGGATCACCTCCTTATGGTTTCCGAGTCCAGAGGCATCCAGGAACTCCTTGAGTTCAGGGGTGCCATAGGCTTCCAAGGCTTTATTGGCAGTGGCGACATTGGCATCCAGGGCATCCCCGCCGATCTCCTCATCGACCTTGGTTTCCTCCAGCCACGCATCCACTTGGGCCAGAGCAAATTCTTGATACTTCGCCGCGAGCTTCTGCGCGGCCTCGTTGTCCAGACCGACCTCCTTGAACGCCTCCGACATGGTTTTCGCCAGCGGGGCTTCAGGGTCAATGTCCTCGCCGAAGTCGTACTTCTCGGGAACTTTGTCCTCGGGATCGTCGTCTCCGGGCGGGTCCTGCTGCTGGTCCTGCTGCTGGTCCTGCTGCTGGTCCTGCTGCTGGTCCTGCTGCTGGTCCTGCTGCTGGTCCTGCTGCTGGTCCTGCTGCTGGTCCTGCTGCTGGTCCTGCTGCTGGTCCTGTGGGTTGTTACCGTTGCTCATCTTCAATGTTCTCCTTCAACATAGTCGCGTAGCTTCCCGGCGCGGCCTGTTGCATCTCCTTCATCCACAGCAGCATCTGGTTCCTCGCGCCGTTCTTGCGCGAGATTATAACCGGATCTGCCTCAAAATCTACCGAGAACACACCGCAGGACTGAATCATCCGCCATACGAGATCCCGGCCCCAGCGCGTCGTCAGCAGGTTCTTCCACTGATCGCGCTCATCAGGGGTCACCGTATATCTCCTCCAGGCAAATCTCCTCGCCGCACTCGACACACTCGACGTGGGTCAGCTTGACATAGAACGCCTGGCACCCGCACAAGCACTCATACACCAGTTCCGGCGGATCATCCCGCTTGAACCCCACTACCTCGCCCATCAGGCCAGTCCTCCGAGTGCCTTGACGATGGCGCTGTCTTCCTTCACCGCCCCAGCCTTCTGCGCCACCTCGGCCATCTGCTGCGCCTGCTCCATCTGCTGCTGCTGCTGCATGGCCTTCTGCTCGGCAGCCAGGCGCTCCTGCACCTCACGGTCGCCTCGGATCACACGCGGCGGGGTGGAGTTCGCCAGGGCGTACTCGTCCACCGCTTGCAGGGCGTCGAACTTGTGCCGGGACTCAGGGAACACCTGGGCCAGCCCGCCGACGAAGGACGCCATGCGCTCCACCGCCATGCCGGCGTCGGCGCGCTGCGCCCGGGCCAGGGTCGAGATGTACTCCACTCGCAGATCGGCGCCCTCCAGCTCCGGCGGGGCCGGGGGCAGGATGCCCGCTCGGGCGGCCATGTTGAACACCCGGTCGTTGAGCGGGTCCAGCAGCTCGTTGTGCAGACGCTCCAGCACGGGACCGAGCATCAGCAGCTTCTCCTCGTGCCGCTCCTGCACCTCGCGGGCCGTGATCTCCCGCCGGTCGGACTGCGCCAGCATCAGGAACAGGTCTTCGTAGAAGGCCCGCTGCACCCGGCGCTCGACCGTGGCAATGTCGTTGATGAGCTCGGCGGTGTGCGGCTTCATCTCGTACACCGGGCGGATCCCGCCGGCGTTCACGTCGGTCACCTCATAGTTCTCACCCGGGCGCGGGCCACCTTCCGGCAGGTTGCGGGTGTTCGGGCCACTCATGGTCGGCGGGCTCACCAGCTTGTCGATGGCCTGGTACTTCCTCCGCTCGGCCAGTTGCAGGGTCTTGGCGTCACCGAGGGCGTCCATCCCCGGGCACTTGCCGCCATACACGTCACCAGGTACCACATCCCAGCGCGGCGCCATGATGGGGAACTCATAGAACCCGCTGATCTTGAGGGGGCGGTTGTCGTTGTCACCGGCCGCCTCGACGTACACGCTGCGAAACGGCATGTCGGCCGAGCGCGGGGAGTTGAACTTCCGGTCGCTGTTCGGCTCGATGACGTGGATCACCGGGATCTCGGCGTCGTAGTGCTTGCGATCCACGAGGTTCCGCACTGCACGGCTCAGGTTCTTGTACCCGAACTGGTCGAGAAGCTGCTTGACCCGGAGTGTGTACTCCCGGTAGAAAGTATCCACCACACCCTTCTCATCGGTGTCCAGCATGAACTCGCCCACCGTGTAGGCTTCCGCCCGGGCAACGCTCTCGAACGACTCGTAGACCCCGATTGCCCCGGTGCCGAACGTCCCCAGCTCCAGGTACAGTGTATGCAGGCCGTTGTAGAGGTTAGACCGCGCAAAGATCATCCCGATGATGTGCTCGACATCCGAGAGCCACGTCCGCACGGCGGAGGACTCCATGAGAGCCGGGTCCGAGGTGACGTAGTGAATCCATGGCCGGCTAGGTGAGGTGACGCCCGCCATGAGGCCGGACGCCAGCGTCCGCGCCGACAACATCGGCGTGTTGTTCAATATCTTGTTGTTACGGCGCACGCCGCGCTTCGGCTTGTTCTGCAAGAACGCTCCGCGATACCCGAGCAAGTGGTCAGCGAGCTGTTTCCACAAGTCGATGTACGGGCCGCGTTGCTGGCGCAGGGCCTCCAGCCGTATGAGGATGTCCTTCTTCATCGTCCACCGAGCAACGTCTTCTTGCCCACCGTGGCTTTCTCCAGCACCCCCTGGCCGGAGGTCAGTAACGTCTGCGCCCGCACAGCACGGCGGCGCTTGCCTCCGTCACGAGTGGAGCCGGCAGGACGGACAGGGGCCTGCGGGGCCTCCGGCACCTTAGGTGGCGGGAGCGGCGGGGACGGCGGGGATGGGGTGCTACCGAAACTCATGTCATTTCCTCTGTATGTGCCGGATATAAAAGCAGGTTATCACAGATTGTCAAGCGGGTTGTAATCCCAATCCTTGTGGGCGTTGGTCCGCTGCACCGGGGTCTGCACTGTCTTCGGTAATGTGTTGACAGCGAAGGTCAGGGCCAGCGCGTCAGCCCAATCAGGGGACGCCAATCCGCGTTTTCGCATGTCTTTCTTCCGCTCCAGCACCAGCCGGTCCTTTTTATCATGGTCGAACAGGCGCCCGGTGAGTTGGTCCTTCAGCTCGGGGTGGTCCTTGATGGCCCCGCCGTTGATGAGCCACTGCCGCATACGGAACCACATCTCCGCCGCCCGGTTGCCGAACTGCCCCTTGTTCAGCGCATCCCCGCCGAAGTGGATGTCATACACCTCAAAGCCGAGCTGCCGCAGCCTGTCACCCATCGGCCCGCCGATGCCCGTGGCGTCGATGCAGATCACGTCCGGCTTCATGCGGGTGAGGATGTCGGTGACCAGGCTGATGAACCGGGAGGTGTCGCGGGTCTCCTCGCCCGGGATACGGTACGCCTTGAACGACTTGGCATTCTGTCCCTTGCGGAACTGGATCATGTTGTCGTCGGCGCCACCCCGGGCCACGTCGATGCCGCAGACCAACAGATCATCGTCCAGGCTGCGCGGATCTCGGCGGGCCGCCAGCGTCACTACGTCGTGCGGGATGAACTGGAGATCCGATGCCTTCGGGAACTCGCCCTTGACGCGGACCCGGAAGAAGTCGGAGTCCTCACCCCAGTCATCTTCCCACTTGGCGATCTGCTTCTTGTTGGTCATCTTCGCCTTGCGGCTGTCCACCCGGAAGGTGCGCCACCGGTGCTTCTGCTTGTTGAAGCACTCGAAGAAGGCCCCGTCCTTCCGCGTCGGGTTGCCGAAGACAAAGTGGAACGGCTCACCGTCGGTCTTACCGCCCTCGGCCACCTCCCATATCTTGTTCGGCACGGCGGATGCCTCGTCGAAGATGTAGAAGGGGCTGGAGTGCGCGGCGTGCAGACCGGCGAACGCCTCGGAGTTCTCCTCACGGCAGGTCTGCGCGTCCACCCGCCAGTTCTCCGGATCGCTCCGGTGGTAGAGGCTCATGTTGCCCCGGCTGTTGTTGTACTCGAACCAGTGGCCGGTGACGCACAGCTTGCGCCACTTCGCCAGCTCGGCCCAGGTCTTTGTGCGGAGCTGGTCCGAGGTGTTTGCGGTCACAACCCCCTTGCAGTACGGCCGGGTAGACATGAGCCAGAGTAGTAACCAAGATGTAACCGTAGACTTCCCGATACCGTGCCCTGAGGTTACTGCGAACTGCCTTGGTGTTACCGGGGTATGACCGTCGAAAGGTTCTTTCTTTACCTCGTCGCTGACGCTCGCCAGCAACTCCTTTTGCCAATCATCCGGCCCGTCGAAGTTCTCCAGCTCCCCGTATCCCCAATCAAAGGCCCAATAGACGAACCCCAGTGGGTCGTCATAGAACCCCGCCACCTGCTCCGCGATCTCAAGGTCCAGGGCCGAGATGGCCCCTTCAGGCTTCTTGCTCACAGGAAGCTCATCCCCGCCGCCTGCGGCGCGTTGTCAGCGGTCTCGTCTGCTGGGTCGGCTGTGACGTCAGCGTCGTCGTCCTCGTCAGAGACGGGCGGCGTCTCCACCGGCGCGACCTCCTCCGGCGCGGGCAGGTCGTAGCCCTCCGGCACGGCGTCGATGGTGGCGGTCCCGTCCGGGTTCTCATGGACCAGTCGCTCGCGCTGCGCGTTGACCAGGCGCTCCCGGCCGCGGCGCAGCCGCTCGGCCAGGTCGGCCTGCGTGCCGATCTCCAGCCGCTCGGAGAACGCGCTGATGTCCACATGCTTGCCGATCAACTCCAGGATGCGGAGAGCGTCCGGCGTCTTGAACTCGATCACCCGCCCGGTGTAGTTCCCCGACTTGTCCACCTGCTCCTTGACCTTGACACCCGAGGCGATCCGCCGCCAGGTGGACGGCCACTCCTGCACCGGACGTACCGTGCCGTCGGGGTAGAGCACCTCCAATAGATCGGCCATGAAGGCGTCCTTGAGCTGCATGAGCACCCAATCGGCGTCGATCTCCGTGCGCATGGTGCGCTCCTCGATCAGCCGGGCGATCTCACCGGGGGAGTCCTCGATGATCCGCCGTGCCTCATTGCGCGTGACACCGGTCCGCTTGGCGGCCTTGGCGATGTCGAAGTCCTTGATGTATTCCAGCAGCAGGGTCTGCATTTTTTCAGATTCCCGTTTTCCCATATAAAGGGTACGGAGGCGATTGTAGCACGGCATTTCCACAGGGTTTCCCCAAAACGTCAATTCTTAGGGGAAGTAACACTGTGGTAGTGATTCCGCGCTTCTGTTGTAAAAGTGTAACTGAAGTAACACTGAGGTAGTGATTCAGTATTTAAAAATGGAAATTGGAATCGGGGCCTCGTGTCAGGTCCCCCTTCCCCGCCGCGCCGAATCGCAAAACCCCGGGATCGGGTCATCAGATCAGCTTATGACACCAATAAACGTCGTTTATGGGCCTATGGGGACATAAGTCGGGCCTATGCTGGGCGGCTGGGCGGCTGGGCGGCTCGGCCGCGGGGCTGCTGGGCGGCTGGGCGGCTGGGCGGCTCGGCCGCGGGGCTGCTGGGCGGCTCGGCCGCGGGGCTGCTGGGCGGCTGGGCGGCTGGGCGGCTCGGCCGCGGGGCTGCTGGGCGGCTGGGC